GGCAGTTGGTGGGAGAATGAGCCTCAGAGAGCCTTGGCTAACAACTCAGCCTGTTACACAGAGAAGCCTGACATGGAGACCTTCTTGCGTGAGTGGCTGGCTCTTGTGGAGTCCAAGTCTGGTGAGCGTGGTATCTTCAGCCGTGTCGCAGCCGAAGCCCATGTAGCTAAGAACGGCAGACGCGAGACAGGCTATGCTTGGGGAACTAACCCTTGCAGTGAGATCATCTTGAGAAGCAACCAGTTCTGTAATCTGACGGAAGTTGTTGTCAGGGAGACAGACGATCTTGAGACGCTGAAACGTAAAGTCAGACTGGCAACTATCCTTGGCACCGCACAGTCAACCTTCACGCATATGCCTTACCTGCGTCCTATCTGGACTAAGAATACAGCATCGGAGCGTCTTCTCGGTGTGTCTTTAACAGGCATCATGGATCATCCTGTGCTTGGTAAGAACGTAGACAGTCCTAAGTGGCTTGCTGAGATGAAGCAGGTGGCTATCGACACTAACGCTGAGTACGCAGAGCGTCTTGGTATCGAGGTGTCTTCTGCGATCACTTGTGTCAAACCATCTGGTACAGTCAGTCAGTTAGTTGACAGTGCTAGTGGTATCCATGCACGACACTCTGACCATTACATCAGGACAGTTCGAGGTGATAACAAAGACCCTCTAACACAGTTCTTAAAGGATGCAGGGATACCAGCCGAAGCTGACGTCATGAAGCCTGACGCTACTACAGTGTTCAGCTTTCCAACTAAGTCACCATCAAGCGCAGTTACCCGCAATGCTATGACTGCTATCCAGCAGCTTGAGCTATGGAAGACCTACGCTGAAGTATGGTGCGAACATAAGCCATCTGTGACTATCACAGTTCGTGACCACGAATGGCTGCTGGTCGGCTCTTGGGTGTTTGATAACTTTGACCTGTGCAGCGGTATTAGCTTCTTGCCTCACTCAGACCATACATACGCACAAGCCCCTTATCAGGAGTGTACGGCTGCTGAGTATGCAGACATGAAGCAGAAGATGCCTACATCAATCGACTGGTCAGCACTGTCTCTATATGAGAAGGAAGACCACACAAGCGGCAGTCAGACACTCGCTTGTACCTCTGGTGCATGTGAAATCGTGGATATTGCGTCATGAGTGTCCCAACCTTTGAAGAGATCAAACAAGCTCTGTTGATACCTGCGTTCAAGGAAGACAAGTGGGGTCGGCGTGTCTATGACCCGACTGACAACCTACCTCGCTCTGTCTCTAAACCACTGGCAGGTGTTAAGTTCCGTTTACACTCAAAAGGAAAATGGGATGGCTGATGAAATCAAATGTGATGAGTGTGGGATGAACATCGCCTTTTACCATACGGGTGGTGTCTACACATGCGCTCCTTGTGAGCTAAAGAAACTAGGAATACGGCCTAACTATATTCCTTATAAGAAAAGACCTTACGAAAGGCGAAAGCCCAACTAAGGCAAAAAACACCGATACTAAAGGTTTTGTCTCCTTGGCGGTATCGGTGTTTTTTGTGTTTGCTTCTATTCGCTCATCATGAGCATACAGCTTGTGCATTTACATGATGCTTGGATGTTCTCTGAGATCGTCACGGCTCTTTGACCAACCTGACGGGCGTATCTGGAGTCCAGTAGCTCTTTACTGGCAATACACATTTGCTGGGCGTTCAGAGCCGCTAGAGTGGCCTTAAACTTTAGGAGTGTCGGAGTACCCATGTTAAATGCAAGATCGACCAGTGATTCTTGTACCACTTTTGGGTAGCTAGGGAACTCTGGTATGGCCTTCAGTAGCTCACCGTGGACTATGTTTATGTCCTCATCGAGCATCTGCATGGCGGTCTCTTCGGAGATGCCTCGGTCATCTAAGTTGCGTCCCACACCTATCGTGAGCTTGTCACTGGTGCATCGGTAAGGCATCAGCTTCAGACCTTCATGCAGGATTAGCTGTTCACGCATCCGCTTCATGTCAATCATTTACCGACCCCCTTCACCCGCTCTAGCGTTCTCATCGACCCCAGCCCAAGCATACCCATTAAAACAGGGAGCATGGTCGAAGTGTCTGCTTGCGGAATATCAATACCAAACCCAGCGCATAGTGGAGACACTAGGAAGTTCACCATGAATCCTAGAACACATACCCAAGCGGTAGCTGGTCGCCAAGACGACTGAAACCAGTTGCCCTTCGCGTCTTGCTTGTTCACCTCGATCTGAGCAAGCGCAATCTGTTGTGCGTGTTTCTCAGACATCGTGGCTATTTCATGAGCGATCTTTTGTTTTGTATCTGCGTCTGGAATGAACTTGTCCAGTAAACCCGCCACAGGTGCAATCAATGCCTCAAGCATCTTGCTTCTCCTTGTTCTCTTTAGCTTGTTCTTTTGTAGTGTGATCGTGCATGTCCCACATCGCCATCACTTGTCTCCCTTGTGTTCGTGGCCCATCCAGATGCCAAAGACACCTGTCATTACACCCATGACGACAGATACAAAGGCAGACTGGGCTGCTGTCGGTATCTCCAGCGACATAAACCATTCAGCGCAACGCCAAGACATCACTGTTGATGCCAGCATCATGAAGCGTGGCAGTATCTTCCAAGCAAGGAACTGTTCAACTGTGATCATGTCAGTGTCCCCTTCTTCAGAGGAATACATTTGTATGACATAGCCTTAAAGTTAGGCATGTAGCGGTTTAGGTCGCTTGCCATCTCCATCGCCCTAGCTACACAGGCTTTCTCTGTCAGGATCGGGTGGCGTGTGTTCTCCATCTCGATGCAGTTCGATGGGTCTATCAAAGAGCATACAAGGACTAGCGTCTTAAACATTACTAGCCTCCATTAAGATGTATACGAATAGACCAAGGGCAAAGACACCAAGGCCGATGCAAGCTGCCCAGTAGATAATTAACAGGATGTTGTCTTGGCGTTTCATGGCGAGACGCTTGGCTTCAGCTTTTGCTTCGGCTCTTTGTCGTCTGGCTTCAGCGCAGAACTTTACATAGTCAGGATACATATTCGCCCTGCCGTAAAGCTGCATCATGCTTCTGAGTTCATCTTCTTTACGTTTGAGTTCGTCTAGTGCGAGGAACTCATCTAAGTCAGACTTCGAGCCGTCAAGGTTTGACCCCTGCTTCTGGGCTTTCTTTTGAACTGCGTCTTTGTTAAGGGTGAAGTCTGAGATGGCCTTCCCAGCTTTGGCAAGGTCTGAACCATTCTCGACACATTTCTTGATGATTGCGAAGGCTGCATTAGCCGCCGCGAGTTCTGCTAACATAAGCGTCTCCTAAGTGACGCTCCCCTTATGTTAGAGTTTCATTAGTAGGCTGCCAGCGAGACCAACGATAACAATCGTTGACGCCATGATCATTGCTTCGAGACGCCATAGACGCTTGTCGAGGCCAGTAAGTTTGTCTTCTACGGCAGCGTAGCGGATAGCGCACTCTTTCTCGTGTGCCTCTAGTTCGAGGGCTACACGAAGCTCTGGGGTGACTGATTGCTCTAGGTTCATTAGGGCTTAGTAGGCCATACGACAGTATCGAGAGACTGATAGCTTGCTGTGATGTCACGCAGTGCTTGCCGATATGCAGCACGTTCTGCTGACATCGTTAGGTCGCTAGATGCCCACCAGTCAGTCGCTGCAATCAAGCGGTCACGCTCTGCACGAAGCAGCTTTAGTGGCTCTGCTGCGCGAAGTTCTGCTGCCTTTGCGTTGACCTCAGACCAAGTTGTTCCCCAGTCACTAGGGCTGCTGCTTTCGATTGCTGAACCGTTTGCGTCTGCTCCGGTGACTTTGCGGAACATCTCGTTGAACTCTGCCTCAGTGGTAGGTTCGCCACGGAGTACCCATTCGGTAATGCCTAACTCAGTTAGGGCTTCTGCTATTGATGCCATTTTGTTTACTCCTATTTCTTTACTTCAAATACTTGGATTGCTGATGTGCCGTTTGAAGCCGTTGTTGCATATGGCCTGTTGATATAAATGCTGGAACTACTGTCACAAGCGGCTTGTAATGCAATGGTGATTGTGTCACCAGCAGACCACGTTTGTGACCCATTGGTGTTAAAGACATAACTGCTAGTTCTTACATCCCACTCTGGTCCGTAAGACACACCACTGCCACTACCGGCTGGAACATCTACTCTATGTATCCGCCCCATCCCACCACCATTAAAAGTGAACTCTGCGTTTAGGCCGTAGCTGTCCAAGTTCGTATTTGCGGGGCCAAGTCCGTGATGTAAACTAGCGTTTATCAGCATGTCGCTATCTGCGCTGCTGTATTTTGCTGTGCAGGTTACTGACACAACATCCAAATAGCTGGTTGAACTATGAACGGCAGTCGTTGTTGAGTAATTGGAAACAGCAGTAACAACGGTGCCTGATGGCAAATCAATGTTGGTTGCTGTCACACGTCCAGCACCATCAATCGTCAGCGCGGTGTTGCTGTTCGTTGGGTCTTGGATTGTGGAGACTTTCAATATACTCGTCATTGGGCAATCTCCTGCGCGATTGATGTTGCAGTTCCAGAAACACCAGAACTATCGTTATGCCTCCACTGACCGTTTGTGCCGGTTGCATTTACTTGAAAGGTGTAGGTGACTGCGCTGGTCGTTGAGGGGCTATCTAAATAAATCATTGTAAATGGTACAGAGTTCCAAGTGCCGTCCGGCGCGGCCTTGAAGCCGTAGCGAGGATGCGTTGTTATTACTGTGCCGTCTCTTAGTAGCCTAAACCCTATGCCCTCTGGATTAGCGTAAGCCATACCGCCAGCATTGTGCATAATTAGAACCTTGCTTGTAGAAGCTGTAGGCGTAATTGTTATTGACCCAGCAACTGTTGTCCAAGTAGTTGAGGAATCAACTTCCGTTGCTGTGGTTGAAGTAGTGTTAACAACCTGAACTACACTACCCGCTGCTGGCACAAGGTCAGCAATCTGCACACCGTTGCCGCTAGTCTTCTCGTTAATCGTATCGACATAGAGCGTACTCATTGTGCAATCTCCGTAATGGTCATAGTAGACTTTGTGTTACCACTTGCACCAATTCGCCCAGCGTAGTTGTTTATGCCGATTATCCCAATATTGTTTGTTGTCCAGTAAAGTTGATATGTTGTGATTGATGTAGTTGGCGCAGTATGTCTAAATGTCCACGCACCAGATATGCCGTTGCCACCATAAACATGACCAAAAGTCTCATCCAATCGAGACACCAAACTTCCATCACGGTATAAAGCGAGGTACATAATTTCGTTTGTGCTACTTAAATAACCACCAGCAATAGTTATGTGAACAAGTAACTCACTGGATATGAGTTTGGGCGTTATCTGGCAAGATAGACCAGTAAATCCCCAAGAAGTGCTGCTTGTAGTCGTCCAAGTTGCATAAGTGTTTTGTTCAACTTGCAGCACACTACCCGCTGGCAGCGTTGCGCCATTTGGTATGATGACACTGTTTGGAAACGATGCCTTGCCTGTGCTTGGGTCAATCGTGACAGCAGACGTACCCGCCGCATTATTGATTTGGTCTACATTGAGAATACTAGCCATTTACGCCACCGTCAGGTTTCCGTTGACGGTCAGCGTGGTGCTACTGTCAATCGTTAAAGGGCCAACAGCCAAAGCGTTGTCTGTAGCACCTATGGTTACATTTGAACTGAGTGTCTGCGAGTGGACACGGAAGATGTCACCCTTGCCATTTGTGGTATCACCAGTCGCACCGTTGTTCCCCTCGAAGTACCCTGCTCCAGCTTGGATACCAGTAAGGTTAGCCCCAGACACCGCTGGTAAGACAGCAGGGAAACGTCCGTCCGGTAGTGTGCCTGTGCTTAGTGCAGACGCATCGTTACTTGGCGGTACGTTGTCCAGTGCTGAAGACACAACGTCACCGTTGGCGTCCAAGAGTGACGCGAGGTCGTTAGCTTTTGTCATGTTGGGTTACTCCGCTGCTGGGAGGGCTGCTAGTGCCTCTGCGTTTCGCACTGCTGCTGTCTTCACGACATCATTGTCAAAAGCGTAGGCAACGATTAACTCGCGTGTCGCTGGTACTTGGATGCCGTTGTCGAGGCAATGCTGGACTGTTAGCTGCACGATTTCATCGTTA